ATTAGATTTGAGGTTTCAACTTTAAATAGTTCAGGTAATCCCGCAACGGGGGTAATTAACTCTTTTGCTAATTTAGCAAAAACAATTTATGCTTTGTGTGACCAAGTTTCTTTCGACATAGCCACAGAAAAGAGTTTTAGTGCGTACTGTGGAGATGATGAAATTTCTTCTTTTGATTTTGATTTAGATTTAGAAAAATATGTAGATTCAATTAAGAATATGGGTTTTAAGCCAACTTCGGCTCAGAAGGATTGCTGCATCAAAAGTGTTCCTATTGAAGAAGCTCAATTTTTAAAAAGGGGTTTTTATGAAGAAAATGGTGTTTGGTATGGTCCTTTAGATTTAGATACGATCAAGGAGTCGCTTTTGTGGCAGAGAAGGGGTAATAATCCCGAGATTGCTATGGAAGAGACTTTGAGATGTGCATTTTTAGAGTTAAGTTTACATCCATTTAAACTAGTTTCTGATTGTGTTAAGAGAATTGTTCAAATGGCTACAATTATGGGTATTGAAATAACCTTTACTGAGGCTGTAGTTGATATGTTAGAAAGTAGTTCAAATTTGTATGATTGGACATTTAAAGCGAAAGGTGGTTTAATAGAAACGGGTTTATTGTTAGCTGTTCCTAGGGCAAAATGGAGCATTATGGAGACTCATGGTGAGAAGTTTGAGCCTCAAGTTGGCAAAATTTATAGATTGTTGGTTACTAAGGTAGATGTCTCATTATTGATGGGAGTCGGTGAGGGCTTAGCCCATGCTGGTTTTACAGAGGTTTTTGGTTCAGAACCAAATAGGATTTTAGGTAAACATATAACATTTTCTAGTAGAGGAGTTATCACAACAGACCATTTTTGCGGTCAACCAGTTGTTGAGAATTCCTATATAAAACATTCACAAGAGTTTTCCATAATTTTTGATGTTTATGAGCATCTAAACATAAATGAGTATAATCAGTACGAGAATAATTGTTTAGTTTGGTTAGATCAGGTAATGAGGGATAATTTTTATGAGTGTTATTTGTATGAGCAGTTTAGGTTGTTTATGGGCAAGTATTATGATAACCACATGAGAACTAGTTTGTTTTCTCGTTATCAAGATACTTTTCCTTCTACAATAGACATAATAGATTTTAAACAGTCGGATACACCTTTGGAAAGTGTTGTAGAAGATAATTCAGCGAAGGAAGAGGTTAGTTTTGATAATATTTCAGAAATGGGTTATGAAGGTTCAGGAGGTCCCGTTAGAAATATTAGGTCACTTTTAGCATCTTCTGCAAAAATTTTTGAGTTCAATTGGTCTACGGCACATGCACAGGATGCTTTGTTGGCAGAAATTAAATTTCCAGATGTACTTTTTGACTGTCCTCAATTTATGAAGAAAATAGAATTTAATCAGCTTTTAAAATTTGACATTGATATAGAATTTTTATGTGTAGCTCCCCCTTTTGATATGGGTAAGGCAGTTATTGTATGGGTGCCTTTGATGGAATTAGGCTGGCCAGGTGGTCAGGAAATAAATGCGTTGGGACTAACAGGTATGATTCATGTTAGTTTAGAACCAGGTAAGTTAAATTCAGCTAGGATGACTATTCCTTTCACACATATTAAAAATTTTATTTGTCCAAGGAGAAGAGGAGATAAAATGAATAGTTTAGGTTCTATTATTGTTAAGGTTATTAATCCATATAGTACGGAAACTTCAGTTCAGGATATAGCAGTTACTGTTATGGCAAATTTTGATAATGTCAAACTTTCTGTTCCCACTCCTTTGACGAGGGAGTCGGTATGGGAAGAGCAAGTAGAAACTTTCCCTAGGTATTCAAGGAAACAGTCAGATGAAGCTAAGGCTAAATCTGAACAGGGTATTGTTACAGGTGTCACTAATATGTTAGGTGGTGTAGTAAGATTAATAGCAGGTATTCCTGTTTTTAAACCAATTATATCAGGTGTATCTGCCGTGGCTCATGTTACGGGGGGTATCACTCAAGCATTGGGGTTATCGAAACCAGCTTCTTTAGCTGCAACGATGCCTACAATAGTGAGGCCTTTTAGTGGAGTTTCTTTCAGAGAGGGTTTAGATATGTCCATTCCTTTGGGTACTAGTCCATCAAATCATTTAGCTATTCAACCAGGTCATTTTGGTTCTTTGGTAGATGAGATGTCAATAAGGTATTTAGTTAAGACGCCTTCCATGATTGCAACGAGACAATGGGAGACAGGGAAAACATCAGGTATGACTATAGCAAATTTTGCAGTACATCCATTTATTGGTACAGGTATGAAGGCTGGCTCAAGACAGTCAGTTCAGATGTCATATATGGGTTATGTAGCTAGTTCTTTTTATTATTGGAGAGGAACTATTCAGTTTTGTGTCGAAATTGTAAGAACTCAATATCATGCGGGTATTCTTTTAATAGGGTTTATTCCAGGTGGTACAGTAAATAAAACAGTGGCTTTTGATTTGGAAACAACTTCACATGTTAGGTTTGACCTTAGTTCTTCTGATAGTTCGGTGAAATTTTCTGTTCCTTTTGTAAGTACTCAAGTTTATAATAAGGTTGGGGCACCTTTTGATCAAATTGATTTGGATAAAGATGTTGCAACAGGTACTTTGGTAATAAAGGTTCTGAATCCTTTAAAGGCTCCAGATACAGTAAATCAGTTTGTTTTCGTGAATATTTGGGCTTCTGGTGGAGATGATATGGAGTTTGCTTTACCTACTTTGCATGGTATTAGGACTTTTGGATATGGTTATAAAGAAATTATACAGGAATTTAATAATAGTTTTGATGAGTCAGATCTAGATGATGACTATAATTTAAGGCAGGTTGAAGATTTTACTAGAGAAAAATGGCAATTTCAGGATCATGCTGAGCCTTTGAGGGGTTTGACGCATGCTGATCCAGATTTTTCAGTAAGAGGTTTTAAGGATATAGTTATGGGAGAGGATATTAGGTCTTTGAGAGATGTTTTAAAAATGTCATGTCAAAAATGGTCTGTGGTCACAAAGGTAGCGAATATAGAGACAACAATTCCTGTACATTCATTATTACAGGAAGGTTCAAAGTTAGATGATACTTATTATGATCATTTTATTAGGCTCTTTAGGTACAGTAGAGGTACGATTAGACATAAAATAGTAGTTTCAGAGTTTCCAGGTACTTTATCTGCTTCAATAGCAACTTTAGTTGGTACAAAAGAGTATGCATGGAC